TAATATCTTCAACTTCGTATTGTTTATCTTCTTTCAAAAACTGAAATTTACTTGCGACTGTCTTCAAGCCAACTCTCGGAACTCCCGGAAGATTATCTGATTTGTCTCCAACTAAACTTCTCGCTAATGCGAAATTTTTGGGGTGTATTTTGTGTTCTTCCAGTAAGGTAGGGTAATCCACCACCTTATCTTGTATCGGACGATATAGCTTCGTTTTGTCGGAAATTAGCTGGAAAAAATCCTTATCTGAAGAGACTATCAGCTTCTCCCAATCTTCATAAATTTTATGCTGACAAATGTAAGAGATACAATCGTCTGCTTCGATATAATCAATCATTGTCTGGATGATAGGAAGATCATTAAGATATTCCATTAATCGCATTTGTTGATTGTATTTATTTTTTTCAGTCTCTGCTGGAGTAAGATCTATTAGTCTCCGATTGAAACGGACAGGTGCTCTACCTGCTTTGTAGTTCTTGTTCATTTGCTTGCGTTTCTGTGAGCCTCCTTGTCCATCCCAACAGATAATAACCTGATCAGGGCTAAACATGCCGCAAATCTTTTGGAGGGACTTCATAAAGCCGTATGTTCCTCCATTTGGTGCTCCGTGTTTGTCCATTGACGGAACGTTGATATAAGACCTCAAAAACATGTTGAGACCATCAATTATCATAACTTTTTTCATTTTTCCTTCCCATTTTTATTGTAAACTTCTTTTCCTTGCGATATCAGATCTTTTATTGCATTTTTTTCTTCTAACATTAAAAGATTTTTATCTTTCTCAACTTCTTTGTAGATTTCGTACACAAATGCTTCTTCACCAAACTCATTGTAATCTTTTTGTAATCTATAACTTTCATGATTGTTTCTTTTTAATTCATTTTTGTGCTGCGTCCATCTTCTGTGTTTCCAGATTGTCTCTCCAACATAAATCTTGCCGTTAACGGTGTTAGTTATTGTGTACACACAAGAAATGCCCTTTGCTTTACTTCTTTGTTTTACTTCCCGAATTCTTCTGTTTTCTGCTTCGGGATCTTTTTCTCTTTTCTTTCTAGCATATTCTGTAAAATATCCAGTTTTTTGTCGCTTTCTCATATTATCTAGATATTTTTGCTTGTTTTTTAAATAATGTTTTCTAGCATATTCAGTACAACAAGATTTACACCTTGGCTGATGTCCATCTTTTGATTTAGAACATTTGTGAAAACAATCAAAGTCTTTTTCAACTCCACATTTATAACATATTTTCATATCTCCTCCATATAATATTATATCATGTTAGCATTAATTTGTCAAGTAAAAACAATAAAAAAAGGCGGTGAGCCAACCACAACCCACCGCCAGGAGAAAAACATGAAAACAAATTACTCGTCTTCACTCACACCAAAATTTTTACCTTCGGATTCAAATTTCTTGACTATCTCTTCATCCATAATATCTAATACTGTTTTTCTAAAATGTGGATCTCCGAGTTTAGCCTTCCATTGTTTTCCTTGGAATTTCATTTCTTTTCCTTTATCATCAACAAGAGTATACCATGCGCCTGATAGTTTCAAACGGTTAGTTCCAGAGGATTTGAGAGCTAACAGCCAAGACTCTTCATCTTGAATAGCAGCGCCACCAGACCATAGAATCTTGAATGTACACTCTCTTCCTTCTGTCCCGAAGCGAGACTTCTGGAGTTTACACTTTACCTCCGATCCAATACGAAGACCGGTTTCATCTTGAAGATAAGATGCTTTTGACTTTCGTTTTGTTAACCAGATACGAAGAGAACAGAAATATTCGATGGCTTTGCCACCAGGAGCAATGTAAGGCTCAATAAGAGCAGCCATGGGGTTTTGTGTATTAATGTTAGTCTTTAACTGATTGATCAAAAGTAAAGTGTGTTGTCCGTCAGCAAAAGGAATAGTTAGCTTGGGAAATGCCTTACCAAAAATTCTTGGCTTGACGGACATTGTTGATTGAGGATTAAAATCTGATTCAAGTTCTTTTTCAGAACTTGTTGCAGCAATTGAGTCCCAAATAAACAAGAATTGTGTATCTTGATATTGATCGATGAGAGTCTCAATTGTTTCTAATACTTTTTCAACAGAAACTGCTTGGATATACATAAGATTTTGAGTATCAACACCAGCGCTCTCCAGAAATCCGGGGTCAATTGCTGATTCAGCATCGAAGTATACAGGGAACTTTCCCATCTTCTGAGCATTAGCAGCGATTTGAGCAGCCATGAATGATTTACCAGCACCAGATAGTCCAGCAATTTCAGTTATTTTTCCTACTGGGATTCCACCATACTTTCCTCTACATGTAATAGAATCAAGCCAGCGAGATCCTGTCGGAATCCACTCTTTCACAATAGTGGGATTATTTTCGTTTAGGTTGTGAGCAACGTTTAAGCCGGTCTTTTTGTTAACAAGTTTTTGCATCGCTTTTAGGTCAATTTTACCTGCTTTTGTCATTGTTTCTCCATAAATAATTGGAGCAGTTTAAGCCCTGCTCCGTGGCTATAAAGTTTTATTGCTTAATAAAAGATTCAGTACTGTAATCCCATTTATATGTGATTGATGAACTTTCTTTTACTCCTTGTTTGCCATCAATTTGAGGCATGAAGCTAATTTCATCAATAACAATTAATTTACCAGGTGTCCAGCAATGTCTATTGAGCAAAGTTTCTGTTTTTAGAAATTTCTCTCTTTCTTCTTGCAAATCTTTTACGTTTTTGCACGAGAAAAATGTCAAAATGGATATTTTACCCCTAGATCCAGAAACCTTGACACGACCTTCATCTAAGTCACGGATTCTAGCTTCTAGAGAGACAGCAACAGATTTCCTGATGTTATTAGTATCACCAGTGCAATAGTAGTTGTTGTCTTTCCATTTAAATGGCTTAACGCCTTCTTTTAGCGTATTAGATGTTTTTTGCAAATCATCCTTAAGAACAGTCAAGACACGAGTCATTTCTCTATCTTTGAATGATTCATGAAAGACAGAATTTTTTCTCGTTTCATTAAGGCGACAATAATGTTTTTCTAGCAAACTAAAAGCTTTGGCCTTTAAAACCTCATTATCTCCATCCGCAGAGTCAAAATATCCATAAGATCTCATGTTTTTAATAAATCTTACAGCATCTTTAATAGTATGCGGTTTAGTTGGAGGATGATGATTTTCACCTTGCATAAACAGCTCACGATCCATTTTGCTACTAAATTGTACAGAAGCACAAGGAATCTTATCACCCTCTTCCTTTAGAAGAGACTTAATAGCAGAAATTCTATGGTGTCCAGAAACAACATTATATAAGCCTGATGTTTTATCAAACTCTACAATAGGTTTGTTAAGTATACCTCTAGAGTTTATGTCTGCAGTTAATGAAGCAAGATGTCCTTTGTCTAGATCTCCATCTCTAGTTTGATTGCTTTTATAGTTCCAATCAACTTCACTAGGTAAAACTAATAAGTCTTCTTTTACTAGTTTTCCATTTGTTTTACTTAGCAATGATTTAATACCATTGTTTAAATTTTTATTATATTTCATTTTTATACTCCTTGGTTAATCACCTTTTAATGCTCTAAACGAGCTATGAAATAAGTTGCCCCTTTATTTACAACGCCAAGGGGCAGGCGATCAATCACTAACTTAAAAAGTCGCTAATCTTTTTATCTACGGAACTGCCGTATTTAGCAGTTTCTGAGGAGGACATTTCGGAGGAGGAATCCGTAGATAGATAGTCGTCCAACAGAGCTTGTATATCTTCAGATGACAGTCTATTAAATTGTGCTTCGATGTCGGGCACACTATCTAGAAGAGCGTCACAGTCAGCGATTGCTTCATCACACAACACAGATGGTCGGCGACGAGGTTTAAGTTGGGTCTTTGGGAAAGATCCGGGTGTGCCAGGAACTGTATACGAAAGAACGATGTCAGTCCCGGTTTCAGATGATGTAATATCTCCATAATCAGGATCAAGTACATATCCAAGAAGTGTCTCATATGCAGTCTTACCATAAGCCCAAATCTTTACACCATTAGTCTCTTGACCACGTACAAGGATTGGAGAATAGTAACGCTTCCGAGCGAATAACTTCTTTGCAGCATTTTTAGTTTGATCGTCAT